GCTATGGTCAGCGGAGATCCCAGGACCCAACGTCTTGCACGTGTTGTTGCTGAGCTAGATGCACAGGGCCCAGAAGTGTTGGCACCAATTCCAGCCGACCTGCCGGAGGATCCAGAGAAACCTGCTCTTGTCCACAAACTTGAGTCAAGGTTTCCATTCCTTAAGACTCTGTGCCACACTGTCAATTTGCTAGCGCAAACAGAAGCTGCTTGCTCGAGTGACGTCGTTACTAAGGTGGCTGCCAACGCACGCGTTGAGACACATGTCTCCGCAGATGCGAAGACCGTTAAAGCGCCCAGCGTTGTCAGAGAGGCGAGTGGGTCAAATGACGCAAGGACGGTAGTTGCACCACGTGTACTACCCGAAGCCAAAGTGTCAAGCGATGCCGTGACAAGCAAATCACCACAGATGATCCGAGAAGCACAAGTTTCAGGTGATTCTCTTACCCAATTCCAACCGAAGGGTAAGATGGAGATGTGGCAAGACAAGACGGCAGAAGACCTTGTCGGCAACCGTATATGGGGTAACCTGTATAGCGCCACGGTTGTGTTGAATGAAGGTGTTGGTCCAAAACTGAATGGACTGTTCGTGAGAGACAACATCTTTTTGACAGCTGCTCACTTGTTGACTAAATTCAAACCAGGTACAAGCTTGTTGCTGCAGAATTGCCTTGACAAGACGTTTACCGTGCCCCTTGAGGCAGTGAAGATCTCTCGTTTGGCGTTTTCCAATGGTGACGAAAAGGATGCAATCCTTATCCAGATGCCTCGATCAGTTAACTGTCACACCGATCTTGTGAAGCACTTCCAAACTTCTGAAGAAATGAATTACACACGTGCTGCGGCAGTTTTACCAACTGTGCGCAAAGAGAGTGGATCTCTCGTGAGGCATGTTTTGGCCACTTCTGAGATTGTCGCAGAAGATGCTTCTGTAACCTTCGATGGTGTGGTTAAGACATACCGACACACATTGTGTTCCAATCTTCCAACAAAAGCAGGAGATTGTGGTTCACCAGTAATTCTCCAGAACAACAAGATCCTTCGTAAGATCGTGGGCATCCATTCATTTGCTCTTGAATCCGGAGTGAGAACTTACGCGATGAACATCACGCAAGATGACCTGTTGCGAGCCTTCACACAATTCAGAGAGGTGCATGTCCACGACATCGATGGCTTACCCCACATGCAGCTCGCTACTGGTTCATACCAGTTTGAACATCCTCTTGGTGTTTCTAAGCTTGGGTTTGCTGGTTTGTGTAGTCGTCCACCAAATGCACCAATGAAGTCTGATTTGAGACCATCTATCATTCATGGAGAAATCTTTGAACCAACAACCGCACCATCTGTGTTGTATGATAGGGAAGTTGATGTACTCCAGAAGGGGGTTGCCAAGGCTGCGATCAGCACCCCATATCTACCACAGAAAGAGGTAGATAGTGCTGTGGAGGAAGTGAAGAACCAACTCTACAAAGGTTCACACCGGAGTGGTAACTTTCGACGAGTCTTGACCCCAATGGAAGCAGTCCAGGGACTCAGTGAAGAATGCGAATACATCGGTCCGATTGACCGTCGAACATCACCAGGGTACCCATGGGTTCTCATCCGCAAGGGTGTAGGAAAGCAGTGTTTCCTTGGTTGTGATGACAGGTACTTCATTCGAGAGGACCTGCAGGAACGAATCCAACAACGCTATGAATTAGCAACAGAAGGAATCCGAGCACCAACAGTTTGGGTTGATACGTTGAAAGACGAAAGGCGGACGCTTGATAAGATCAAAGCGAAGAAGACAAGAGTGTTCTCTTGCGGACCTCAAGACTTCACCATCCTGTTTCGGATGTTTTTCCTCGGTTTCATTGCGCACATTATGCTTAATCGCATTGGCAATGAACAATCCATTGGCACAAATCCATTTGGACCAGACTGGGGAATGACAGCTCGCAAACTCAGCCAGAAAGGCCCCGCAGTAATTGCCGGAGATTTTTCATCCTTTGATGGTACACTGAATGCCCAGATAATGTGGGCTTTCGTTGGAGTAGCCAACGAATGGTACAATGACGGTGATGAAAATGCCACCGTGCGTCGGACATTGATGCTTGACGTAATCAATTCGGTGCACCTTTGTAGAAATGTGTACTATGATTGTGACCACTCTCAACCTTCTGGCAATCCAGCCACGACAATCATTAACTCTTTCTACAACAGTGTGTCGATGAGAATGGTGTTCGCTAGGTGCGTTCCAAAAGGGATTCGCTTTAGCGACACCGTATCGATGGTGTCATATGGAGACGATAATGTTGTAAACATTGACGAGTCCATCCTACCATTTTTCAATCAGCAGACCATTACATCAGGTTATGCTACAATCGGAATGAT